GGCGCAACTGGCCAAGAAGATTGGCCGATCGGCGGGGACCGTGGCCGGTTGGGAGACCGATCGAAATAGCGCGCGGATGGCCAACCTCGTCAAGGTCGCCAAGGTTCTCAAGACGACGGTTGCGGAGCTGCTAGCGTGACGACCGGCTCCTTTTTTTGCCCTGCACCTTCCGGAGTGACGTTCTACGCCTCGCGTACTTTCACGCAGGCGAGCGCCGACAGCACGGAACTATCCGCCGGGCGGGCCGCTGACTTCGACAGGAGCGCTGCACCTCGCCAGCTCGTCGATGTACGACTGATCCGCCGCCGCAAGTATGCGGTCACGCTGGCGGCCAAAGACAATGCTGAGCAGCACGCCGGGCCCGATGAACGCAGCGTAGCCAACGAAGATAAGCCAGTTGCGGCCTCCGGTGCTGTAGTCGAGTCGAGCGGCGAGCGACTTCTGCGCTGCTTGGAGTTCGCACGCATCGACGGGCGACCTGACGCGACGACAGTGAAGCTCCGGATCGTCCTCGCCGATCTTCGTCGTTTCACCCTCGAGCACCATGCCTTGTGTCGCGCACTGCTCCGGGGCGCGGACCGGCAAGTCGTGCATGCATCCAGCGACCAACAGCAGGGCAAGGCAGCGCATCCCGCCATGCTCTCACAGGTCGGTGCCGCGTGAACGACGCCAGCCGAACAAGGCGCGACGCGAAGGCGAGAAACCTTTGCGCTCGCATCTGTGACGACAGGGCGAGCGAAGACGAGATCGACGTTGCCGACGAGTGGTGGAGCCGCATCGAGACCGGACGCGAGCGCTACGGGCAGCTCGTGCTCAAGGGCGACCCGCGAGACTGGCAGAAAGAACTTCGGGACGAACTTTTAGATCTCCTTGCCTACGGTCGGATCATCGATGTGATTCGGAAGCGAGAGCGGCCGATGCGGGTGGCCGAGCTGAGCACGACGGATGCGAAGGAGCTTTTCGCGTTCGACATGGAGGCCGAGTAATGGCGGCGTCGGTTCGCATCGAAGACGAGGCGTTCAGCGACATCCGATACGAGGTCCTGGCAACTCTCTGCCAATTAACAGACGCCGACCATGCGCGAGGCAAGATGGCGAAGCTCTGGCGGCAGTGCACCGCTCAGGGTTCGTACGTTCTGCACGAGTCTGTAGTGTGCGCCGTTCTCGGTGCGCTCGGAGCAACTTCACTCACCGAATCGGGCCTCGGAGAGCAAGTTGACTCGGGAATTCGCATCAAGGGAACGCGCGGTCGCATCGAGTGGCTGAAAAAGCTCCGCAATAACGCGAAGAAGGGTGGCAAAGCAAAAGCTGCCAAGAGGCAGACGCAAGGCAAGCAGTTGGAAGACGCGAGCCTGCCTCCACCCTGCCCTCCTGCTCCTGCTCCTGCTCCTGCTCCTGCTCCTGCTCCTACTCTTCCAGAAACGATTGTTGTTTCGGGCTCGCGCCCGCCCAAAGCATCCCGGGCTGTCTCGATGCCTGCGGGCTGGGCTCCGAGCTCGAAGCACGCCGAGCTGGCGAACGACGTAGGCGCTGACCTGCCCGCCGAGCTTCTGAACTTCACCGACCACCACACCGCCAAGGCTTCGCGCTTTGCGGATTGGGATGCCGCGTTCCGTACGTGGCTGCGCAACAGCACGCGATTCCGCGGCTCGCAGCAAAGTTTCAAAACGGGCCGCGTCGAGCCCAAGGGCCGCGAAGCCTTTACCGACGGAGAGGTAGCGCTATGAGATTCGAAGATTCGTGGGACTACGACGCCGAGCCCAAGCCGCCACAGGCTCCGACCAAGGCCGAGATTCCAACAGCTGCAATGCTCGAGTGGTACCGCACGAGTGGACACGCCGAGCGGGTGTGCATCGACGCTGACGGCCTGGACCGCTCCGGGATGCTGTTCGAGGCGTCGTGTATCGCTCGCGAGCTTGGTGCGCCAGCCGATCCGATCGCGTGGACTCGCGAGCAGTGGGCCGCGTACGACGCGCGGATCGCCGCGGACTACGGAGCGCAGGTCAAGAGCTATCCGGTCGAGCTCGAAGCGTTCCGTGCTCGCGAGAGAGCACGGCGCGAAAAGCGGCGGCGCACGCAGATGCTCGAGGAGCCCTACGAGTGGCCCAGGCGTCCGGTCGAGAACGCGGACACCGCGGACGACTCGCACGCGACCATCGTCGCCGTCAAGGCATGGGCCGCGACAGGCGAATCCTTGCTCGTGCTCGGCGGGACCGCGGGATGCGGCAAGACCACGGCAGCCGCGTACTGGTCGCTGATGGAGGACTGGCCGGCGATGTTTCTCAAGGCTTCACGGTTCGCAACGACGAGCCGCTACGGCAGCGAGGAACGCGCGCGGTGGAGCAAGGCAGAGCGGCTCGTGCTCGACGACCTGGGCGCGGAGTACCTCGACGCCAAGGGCAGCTTCATGGTCGACCTCGACGAGCTCGTCGATGCGTTCTACTCGGACCGTCGTCGGATGCTCATCACGACGAACTGCACTCCGACGGAGTTCAAGCAGCGATACGGCGAGCGCGTTGCTGATCGCATCCGCGAGGCAGGTACGTGGATCTCGGTTGGTAGTGGATCGCTGCGCAAGAAGGCGCAGCCGTGAGGGAGTCGGCGAAGGAGCAAGGCGACCGCAATCGCATCAGCGTCGACCGGATGATCGTGCTGATTCGGAAGCTCAAGGACTCGCCGTTCCCGGGCGATGAGACCGCGTTGCTGCGCGAGATCACGTTGCTCGAGCACCCGGACGTGAAGGGCCTGGTTGATGCGATCGTCGAGAAGCGCAAAGGGCCGCAGCAGCCGCAGCGCAGGGGTGGACGATGATCTCCCCCAACGCTCGCGCCCTTGCCGAATGTCGCCGCAGGGGCTGGCCCGCTCAGACCGTAGAACAACGCATCCCGCACACGTTCATCACGCGCGACCTGTTCGGGGTGATCGACATCGTGGCGCTTGCCGGGCCACGCATCATCGGCATCCAGGTGACGAGCGGATCGAACCACGCCGCACGCATCGCCAAGATCGCAGCAGAGCCGAGGGCTAGGGCGTGGTGCGAGGCGGGCGGAAAGATCGAGGTGTGGAGCTGGAGCAAGCGAGGAGCGAAGGGCAAGCGAAAGGTCTGGACGATGAGGGAACAGGAGTGGACGCCGTGATCGTCACGCACATCTACAGCAACCAGTCCCGCGACGAAGCGGAGGTGTGGTGCGGCGTAGAGAACTACTTCGTGCAAGACGGCGTGTGTGTTGAACCGACTACCGACCCGGCCGAGGCCACGTGCCCGGCTTGCTTGCTGAGCGCGGAGACATTCGGCCGACGTTGTGCGGATCGACGTAGTTCGCTCCAGCACGAACGAACAAACGGCCAGTGCAGCTACGCGCACCACGCAGCCGATTGCACATGCAACGGGATGGGAGGAGACCGATGAAACCGAAACCCACGCTCTCCGATTCCGTCACGGTCCAGCGAAAGCGCTGTATCGCGGCCATCTCGACAGCGGACCGATACGAAGCGTTCAAGCAACGCGCGGCCACCATCGGCGTGTTGCAGAGCTGCCTGTGCGCTTTCCCGGTCGAGGCGGAGCACCGCGAGTGGTGCCCGAGCGTGGCGCTGCTGAAGAGTCAACAAGCGGTGAAGGAGAGGTGCGGAACATGAGCGAATCACTCGCGGTGCTGCCATGTACGTGCGGCCTGGACGTGGTGCCGACAGACGAAGCTGTGCTCGCACGGAACGAACGGCTCGTGCTGCTACTGCGCGCGGTGCTCAAGCTCGTGGACCGCAAGCAGCACATGTTCATGAGCGGTCAGTACGTGCTGAACGAGGCGGATGCGATGTTGGTGGAGATGGAGAGGGTGAAGTGAGCCAACTCGACTCCTACACGGTCGACCCGGTGTTCAAGTGCCATCGCTGGACCGGCAAGCTCGGCGGCAACGGTCGGCCCGTTGTGTGGCGCGGCCGAACGCCCGTGAACGCCTACAAGCTGGCGTACGAAGCCGCGTTCGGTCCGGTCAAAGACGGGATGCAACTCGACCACCTGTGTCGACGCGCGACGGGCCCGAACGCTTGCATCAAACCGCAGCACCTCGAGCCGGTCACGCCGCACGAGAACGCGCTGCGCAAGGCGTGGAGCTATCGGTGCAAGCGGCGGCAGTGCGCGAAGGGCCACGACATGAGCACGGCAATGGTCACGCCAGAGATGGGTCGGCTTTGTAGGACCTGCCACGAGGCAATGTGACGAGCGATTACAGCGTTCGATTTGCTGACCTTGGTTGGAGTCGTCTCGATACTCAATCGTGCGGCAGAAGCGAGCCTGTTGCGTCCGGTGGCAGGTGGGCGGAGTACACCCCTCTGACGGTCGCGCCACGACTAGCTCGCAGGCTCTACGTAAGTGGAGAAAATGTTTCCCAAACGAGTGATATCTAACTGTATGAGAACAAAAGACATTCAAAATCCGTTCGCCGAGTTTCGTTTAGTCCAGGAAGGCGAAGAACCGGGGTGGTCCTGGACGAAACCAAAGCGTCTGGGCCGCCCATTAGCGCCACGCTGCGAACTGGGACACCCTAATTCGCCGGGCGCGGAGTGCGCGGAGTGCGCGCGACTCGTGCAGCGTGGTCGCGACATCGCCGAACTAACTATCGAGCGACGGGGAAGGCCGCTCAAGGGTGATGTCGTGGTTCGCGCTGAACCGTCTCCGCGACGACCGAAGTACAGCAAGACCAAGGAGAAACAGCGCGAGTACAACGACAAGACCATGGCGCGACACGGGAGGCGATACCGACTTGCCAAGTATAGGCTGACGCCCGAGTTGTTCTCCGCGATGCTCGCGGCACAGAATCACCAGTGCCTCCTTTGTGAAGCAGTCATTTCTGAGGAGACCCAACTCGGGCCCAGGCAGGGCGGGCTCTCGGGCTACCGCAAGTTAGCTACTGCAACCACCGTGTGCGTGGATCACTGTCATGTGACCGGCAAGGTCCGAGGACTCCTGTGCATGCTCTGCAATCGAGGACTTGGCGACTTCAAGGACGACCCGGACCGGATGCGACGAGCCGCCGATTACCTGGAGCGGCATCGTGGTTAAGCGTCAGCACGACGAGTTCGATACCGAATCACTCCTGCGTGAAACGGTCGAGAAGCTGCGCGATCTACTCCGGTCCGTCGAACTACACGGCGATGGAGAGCACGCATCGACCATTCAGGACACGGCGCGCATCTCGGTGGCTATCACCTCGGCATGTGCCGAGCTGCGTCAACACTCCAAGGCAGCGAAGCGGGCGCTCGCTTCGTACTCCACCGATGCGATCGTCGCCCATCTCAAGGCCCTGCCGGCCGAAGCTCGCCGCTTGTTGGCCGACGAGCTCACCGGGGCTCGAGACGAGGAGTCCTTGCTGTGAGCTACCACGTCCGAATCCGGCACGGCGGCGGCCTCATCGTTGCCGAGTATCGTTGCCCTGAACACGGCCTGTTCGAGGTCACGGCGCAGCGCGTTGATGACGGTGCCCCAACCGAACACGCGTGCGAGTGTGGCACCGTCTCGCCCTGGACGCCGAGCGCTCCGAAGATGCGCGTCGACACGGTGCTGCCGACCGCTGCGGTTCGAGGCGGCGACACCGAGCGGCGGCCCGGGATGCTCGATACTCGCCCGCTCGCCGAAGGCATGCCGATGACCGAGTGGCGCAAGGTCCAGGACAAGTACCGCGAGGAGCGACGGCATCAGCAGCTGGTGGCGAAGGGGCTCAAGTCGAAGCGGATACAGACGCCATGAAGGCATCCATCCGAGCGCTCGGACCCGATGGGCTCATCACGCTCACCGTCGAGGCAGAGAACGAATTAGAAACGAGCCTGATGGTGATGTATCGCGTCCAGACCGGAATGAGCGAGGTCACATCGCTGTGGTACGGCGAAGGAAGGGTTCAGCTTATGAACCGCGCCCTCTATGAAGCGAGGGCGACAGAAGCCGAGGAGAAAGCCAAGTGATTCGTCCGATGCTTCCCGCTGACCGTCGCTTCGTCCTATCCGGGTGGTCGGCATCGTGGCGAACGTCCCGCGACATCAGCTTCGTGCCGATGTCGATGTGGTCGACGTTCTCGCACCCGGTCATCGAGCACGCGCTTGATCGGGTGTCGGTGCTCGTCGACGAAAGCGAAGTGCTGCGCGGCTTCATCGCCTACGAGCCGGGCTACGTCTGGTATTGCTATGTGCCGCAACCATTCCGCTACAACGGTATCGCTCGGTCGCTGTTCGCAGCGGCCGGTATCGATCCGTCCTCGCGGTTCGCCTACGCCTGTCGAACGCTGGGCAGTTGGCAATGCCGCGCGAAGATTCCGTCTGCTGTGTACGACCCGTTCAAGGCACGATTCCCCAAGGAGCAAGATGAGCAACGAGAACCTGAAGTCACCTATCGCCGACAAACCCGCTGACAAGTTGACGCGCATCCCGGTGCGTCAAATCTTCTGGAACACGGCGCAGACCAACATGGACCACGCCGGGTCGTCGCAGACGAGCAACACGAAGATGTTCGCCGAGCCGGCTAACGTGCCGTCGAAGTGGAAAGCGGTCTTTCTGCCGGCCTGGCAGCATATCGAACTGACGTATATCGCCGGGCAAGGTGCATCGCCGGTGGTCGAGATGATTCCGATCCACAAGGTTCTGCGATGGATTGCGGAGTGATTCGTGCATCGGAATCAGCCATGACCAAACGAACCGACTCTGAGATCGCTGCGCTGTCAAAAGACGTTGATGCCGTGCTGTCGTCGCACAGCAAGCCGAGCACCGTAGCACCGCCGCTCAGCGCTCCCGTGACGCTGCGCATGCGCTTCGATGTCGACCCGGGCAACATCAACACCGGTGCGATGGCTCGAGCGACCATCGCAGCGAACGATGGCGGCGGCGCGTGGCAGAGCATCATCTCGGCCTCGGCAACCACCGCGCAGGATGCAGCGGTCGAGGCGGTGCGCCAGCTTGATGCTGCGGTCGCCGAGCTTCGCGCCGGGATGACCGCGAACAGCTCGCCGCTCGCGTAGCTACCACTCGGAACTGTACATGGCGTCCGCATCGCCATAGGCCGGCTCTGGCGGCGCCACGATGTCGTCCGGGTCCTGTGCCGGTGCGCGTCGTTGCGGCGGCCCCGTGTCGGTTGGTGCGCTCACCGACGGCAGGAGCGAGACCAGGGCGTTGCGAGCGTACAGCGCGCTATCGCATGCGTCGTTGCTTTGGCTCTTGGTCTCGGTGCGCTTGCCGAACTGGTCAACGGACCATTGCAGCGTGCCGAGCTGCGCGGCGAGCACCGAATCTTTCATCACCTTGATGCGGCCGTCGTAAAGGTCGGAGTTGAAGAGTTCGATCGAGTTCTCTTTCATCCGCAGCGCTTTGTCGGCGGGCGTGACGCCGATGCCGTACACGATCTTGAGTTCCTCGAGTAGCGCACCGCCGCTGCCCGCGAAGTCGCCGACCATCACGTCAGGCCAGCCGAGATGACCGATGATTCCACCATAGCGGTCGTGTGAGAGTTCATCGCCGATGAGCATCTTCGCGATGGTGTTGGCGTACTGGCGCGTTTTGTTGACCTCGTAGATCTGATAGAGGATGCGCGCTGGGTCGGCATACGAGAACGCGAAGACGGTCAGCGCGAAGGAATCCTTCCAGCCGACGTCGATGCCGATCGCGATGCCGAGGTCACCCTTCGGAATCGGATGCAGCGCGAAACCCTTGGCGTCGAGCGTCGGTGACCACAGGTTCCACTCGTTGCCGGCCTCGTCGTACGGCCGGAACACGTACACGTTAGCCGTGTTGTCCTCGGCCCAGACAGCGCAGTATTCGCGCAGCCAGACCGGGTTCGAGTCGGACCAGCCTTCGTTCTTCTTTTGCAGCTCGGCGATCTTGAGAAACTCTTGCATTGGCTGGATGCCAGCGGCGGCGCCGTCCATCACGGCCCAGCGATGCGAGCTCCACTTCGTCCAGTCGGCGAATTCGGGCTGGTCGCGATCCGCGTACGACCGATGCTGTTCGGAGCCGGGCCGGGTCACATCGAAGAAGAGGCCCTCGAGCCGCTTGCCGGGTGTTCCAACCAGGCACATCGATCCGATGAGGCGCGGCCCGATGACCTCCGTCAGCAGTTCGCGCAACAGGTCGATCCGGATCGAGCCCGTCTCATCGACGCCGACCTCGTTGTAGCTGATACCACGGAGCCGGTTAACGTCGGCCTTGTCGTCGGCACCGAACAGGATGAGCCGCGAACCGTTCGACAGCGTGCAGGTCAACTTTGACTCGTTGAAGACCACGCCCGGGACGCGCAGATTCGTCATGGCCTGTTTGAGCAACGACCAGACGAGCCGCTCAGCGCTCGCTCGAGTGGCGGCGATGAACAGGCAGTTCGAATCAGGTCGCCACATCATCCGGCGAATCAGGCGCATCAGCAGGCCGACCGACTTGCCGGCACCGCGACCGCACAACGCCGACACGAACTTCGCATCGTCGAAGGCGAAGTCGCACTGCTTAGGATGCAGTGTGCGCCGGATGCGTTGGTCGAGAACGCGCAGCTGGTCGGCGCTGAACGGCTGCGAGCTCACGCCTGCATCGGCGCGAAGCTACCCGGCGCGTATGCACCGGCCGCGGCTGCGTCCTGCGATTGCAGCATTCCGGGCGCGGGCGGCATCATCCCGGGCGGCATCGGTGGAGGCGGCGGCGGGACGGCCATGCCTGGAGTACCGGCCGGCATGCCGGGACCGGTGCTCGGCATCACGCCGCCCATCGGGTTCGGCGGTGCAGGAGCGGGCGGCGGGTTCAACGTGTTCGCGGCGATGGCGCACCAGTCGCTCAGGGCCTCGAGGATCTCCTCGGGCGCGCCGTTCGCCTTGGCGAGCAGATACTGCTTTTGCATCAGCCTCGTGCCAGCATCAAGGTTCTGGAACGGCTCCGGGACGACGCCCTGCTCGCCGTTCAGGATGCGCTCGATCGTGAATTCGATGTCCTCGAGCATCGAGTTATAGAGCGAAACGACCCGATCTATATCCGGATGCTCCATCAGCTCGCGCGACTCGTCGAGCGTGATGATGCCGGCTTGAGACAGTTCAACAACGCGCTGTTGCCGACCGGCCGGACTGTTGGCGATGGTCGAAGCGGCCGACATCTCGATCTTGAGGTCTTCCATGTCGACCTCGGACCATTTGATCCTGGCGTTGCCGTACTTCGACACCTTGAGAATCTCGGGCGCCTTCGTGCCGCCGAGGTCGCGGCAGCAGTCGAGGATGAGCCACAGGGTATCAAGCACGAGCTTCTCGAACGCCTTCTCCTGGATAGAGAACGGCTGCGTGTTGCTGGTCCGGGCCTCGCGAACGCCAACGCCTGACTCGATGCCAGCCGGCACGCCACCGGTTGCCATGCCTTGGGAGATGCGTGCTTCCTCGCGAGCGTCTTGCTTGATCTGGATGCGCGAGTCGTACGTCTCTTTGCCGACGGCCTGGTGGTCGACGGTGATCGGCGGCGTGGTCTTGTAGACCGCGATGGATCCGATTTGGTTGACCGTCTTCACCGCGAGGTTCTGATCGGCCTGGTTCACGTACGTGATCGGGTCGGCCTTCAGATCGTTCGAGCGGTTGATCTGATAGTTACGCCGGTTCAGCAGCGTCTGGTGCGGCAGCAGGCGTTCGGCCATGGAGATGCCGAAGAAGCCGCGCGATGGCTTGTTGAACACCGCTTTGGCGAACGGGAAGCGCTTCTTTTCGTAGGGCTCGTCGAACAGGTCACATCCGTCGATGCAGAGCGTATGACGACCGGGGATGTGATTCTTGTGACCCTCGGGACCGATGGGCAGGCGCCACGATTCGATCACGACGACCTCGTGCGCTTGCATCGGTCGATAACCGGCCCATCGTCGCCAGTCGCCGGTGCCCTGGGCGCGCTCGATCTGATCGGCGTACTCGGGGAACTGCGCGGTCAGGTCTTCGCGGTCGAAGAAGTCGCGATAGTGCAGCTGCTTCGGGTTTCCGTTCGGACATTCGAGCTCGTCGACGATGATGTTATCAACGGGAACGGTCTGGACCTGGATCTGATCGAACTGGTCGACCCACGTCTTCAAGAACCCCGTGCCCTTGAGCGCGGAGCCGAGCTTGAGCGCATCGCGACATTTCTCGGTGACCTCGAACAGCGTCGAGAGACCGTTGAGGTACATCTCGAGCCGCTTCGCCGTGCGTTGATGCGACCAGTCGGCGCCGTTGGTCTGGATGCGCACTTCGATGTCTGCAACGCCGACGTTCGCGGCGAAGGTGTCGAGGTTCTGCGCGATGATGTTCTCTGTGACGATGGCTTTCGCGCCACGGATGCCACGTTGCATCGACGCGCTCGCGCTGTAGCGATTCGTCCTCGGGTTCGTGTCGTAGCTGGCCTCGAGCTTGACGAACTTGTCGTATGTCTCGGCCTGCGTGTTCTCGACGGTGCGGACGTACGGGATGACCTGCTCGTTGACCTTGCCGGCCGCAGCATTCCACCACGCGCGAGATTTCGTGCTCATAGGTCTTCAACGTCCTTGTATTTTTCGATCGTGAAGCCAGGCACAAATCCACCGGCGTAGGTCGCCGGGTCGTGCAGTGCGTCTAGTCCTGATTCGGTAGCGTCGTTCTTGATCTCGTCGCCCTTGAGCTGCTCGGGTTCAGCCGGCGCGAACGTCGCCGACTCGGGACCGATGGAGAGAACACCTGCCGCGCGCAACTCGGCGGCACGACTCAAAACGAGGTCAATCCAAGTCGGGTCCGCCACCTACTTTCACCTTACGTCAAGTGTGCGCTTGCTAAAAGACATATGGTCATATAGCGTCACATAGGGTGATGACTGATGCCAGGTGATGTCCCGGTAGGCGCGGTTTCGAGTCCAGTCGCACCAGCGACGACTGCGCCGCCTGCGTCTCCGTCGGCAACGAAAGCCGCGAAGCTCGCCTCGGTCACCGCTGGCTTGGCGAAGCTCGCCGAGTCGGAGAAGTCTTCGGCACCGGTGGAGGCGGCCCCCGCTCCGGCAGTTTCGTCGGACACACCCACGCCTCCACCGGCCGCCACTTCCGAAGCGCCAGCCGCTGACGAAGCGCACGACCCGAAGACCGCGAAGGGTCTCGCCGCGATCGAGAAGCAGGCGAAGAAGTTCCGCGATGAGCAAGCCGCTGCGAAAGCGGCAGCGAAGGCCGAGCTCGACGTAGAGCGTGCCGAGATTGCACGGCTCCGCGCCGAGGCGACCGGCAAGGTGACATCGATCGCCGAGCTCAAGAAGATGAAGCCGCTCGAAGTGCTCGAGGCGCTCGGGTTCGAAAACGAGGACGATTACGACGTGTTGGCTCGCGGCGCCTACGCCAAGACCAAGACCGGCAAGGCAGACCCGCGGCTCAAGCAGCAGGCCGAGCAGACCGCCGAAGCACGCGACCTCAAGGCGACCGTCGCCGAGCTGCGCAAGCAGATCGAAGAGCTCGGCGGCGAGTTCACCAAGCGTGACGCGGCTGCGCAAACGCAGGCGTTCGTCGCGAAGTGGCAGGATGATGCGATCAAGGCCATCCCGGCCGAACCGTCGCTCATCGGCCGCCTCGCAGAGAAGTCGCCCGAGAAGGCGCGCGATGTGCTGCTGACGATCGGCAAGTACATCGAGAAGCAGACCGGCGAGACTCCGACGCACGCCGAGTGCATCGAGGAGTACGAGAAGTATCGCCGCGCCGAGCTCGAGGAGACCGGTGTTGATGTGGACGCGCTACTGCGTCCGTCCACCGAAGCCGCTCCCAAGAAGGCGCCGGGCAAGTCGCTCGATATCACGACTCCAGGCGGCACCCGTCCGCTCAATACGAATCTGTCGCGCGCTGAAAAGCTCGCGGCTGTTACCGCAGGCTTACGTAAGCTCGACGCAGAGACAGCCTAAGACCGACTAAGACACGCCGGCGAGACCGACGGCTCAACTGGAAACGTCCCCTTCAGCGTTCGCGGATTCCGCGAATGGAGCCCTGTCATGTCTAACGCCACTCTTTCGTCCGTCGCATACCTCTTCAAGCACATGTACGACTCGGGTCTCGCCGACGAGGCGATCCGACTCCACCCGACCCTCGAGATGATCCCGAAGCAGGCCGATTTCGGCGGCGACCAGATCAACTACGCAGTCAAGATCAACAACGCGCAGAACATCACGTCTGGTTTGCTCTCGGCCGCGCAGGCCGTTGGCACCGCCTCCAAGGGCGTCCAGTTCTCGATGCTGCGCAAGAAGAAGACCGGCACCATCTCGCTCGATGTTGAGGCGCTGCTGGCGGCCAAAGAAGGCCAGGCCGGCGCGTTCGCAACGCTCGTGACCAACGAAGTCGATGGCTTCGTGAACGAGTTCATGGATCGCCTCGGCTTCGACCTGTTCCGCGACTCCACGGGTAACCGTGGCCAGCTCTCGGCCATCGCTACCAACGTCCTGACGCTCGTCACGACCGATGATGCGCGCAACTTCAAGATCGGCATGCCGCTCGCGGCTGCCACCGGCTCGGCTGGCACTGGCCAGCGCACGGGCACATCGGCGATCACGGCCATCGACATCGACGCCGGCACTATCACGGTTGCCTCGGCGGCTGCGATTGCGTCGCTCACGGTC